CTACAATCCGCAAGATATTTTGGCGTTAATGGCGCTTGACAAAGATGTAATTGGCGGACCTTATCCTAAGAAGTCAATCAATTGGGGTAATATTGCTCATGCAGCAAGAACCCATCCTGATATGGAGCCAAAAGAACTTGAGAACCTTGTAGGTGAATATGTATTCAATGTCGTAAAGGGCACACAACAGTTTCAAGTTACCGAACCTTTAGAAGTGCTTGAAATTGGAACTGGTCATATGATGGTCAAGCGTGAAGTGTTTGAGAAAATGGAGAAAGAGTATCCAAACATTCGTTACAAACCAGACCATATTGGTCAGGCTAACTTTGATGGCTCTCGCTACATTCATGCTTACTTTGATACTGTAATTGACCACAAAGAATCAATTACTGGCGGTGGTAGTGAAAGATATCTAAGTGAAGATTATATGTTCTGTCAAATGTGGCGTAAAATGAATGGCAAAATCTATCTGTGCCCATGGATGAAAACTCAGCACATCGGCACCTATGCATTTACTGGTAATATGCCAGCTGTTGCACAATGGACTGGTAGACTGTAATGAAAGATGAAACAAAAGGCCGTAAGTTTGACAGCGATAAGCTACAATATGGTCTTTTACCACCACAAGCATTAAAAGCCACAGTTGATGTATTAACCTTTGGTGCTCAGAAGTATGAACCCAATAATTGGATTCATGTGCCTGATTCTAAGCGCCGATACTTTGATGCTTTAAATCGGCATCTATGGGCATGGAAAGAAGGTGAGCAAATAGACCCCGAATCTGGAAAACACCATTTGGCTCATGCTATGTGTTGCCTCATGTTTCTGTATGAACATGATACAATATATTCTGTGAATGACAAATCTTAATTATGGAGTAATGTATGAAATTATCAAATGATACTTTATCAGTATTGAAAAACTTTGGTGCAATTAATCCGGGCATCATGTTTAAGAAAGGCAAGACACTTAAAACTGTTTCGTCACACAAAAATATTCTTGCTGAAGTAAACATCAAAGAGGATATTCCTGCTGACTTTGGTGTATATGACCTCAACAACTTTCTTTCTGTTGTTTCTCTACACAAAGAAGATCCAACCTTTGAGTTTGATGAGAAACATCTAATCATTGTTGGTAACAAAGGCCGTTCTAAATTCAAGTATCGCTTTTGTGAACCCACGATGATTGTAACACCGCCAGAAAAAGCCTTATCCATGCCTGATCCTGAGATTAGTTTTGAACTTACATCAGAGGATTTTGATTGGATTATGAAGGCTGCAAGCGTTGTTGGTTCACCACAGATTGCAATTGAATCTGACGGTAAAACAATCAATGTTCTTACACTTGACCTACAAAATGATTCAGCACATACTGATTCACTTGAAATTGGTAAAGGTAACGGTAACAAATATCGTATGATTTTTAAAACTGAAAACATTAGCAAAGTTTTTAATGGCAGCTATAATGTTTCAATTTCATCAAAAGGTATCTCACACTTTAAACACAAAGCCATTCCTTTACAGTATTGGATTACAACTGAACAAGGAAGTAAATTTGAGAAAGGTGCATAATGGCACTTAAATACTTTACCAATGCCTTCAAGGGCAACGCATCTGATTCACTTGCAATTAATCCTGACCATGTTGTTTCTGTGTTTGAATCTTTATGGACAAATCCAGAAACCAATGAATTGGGCCAAGTCACCAATGTCTTTGGTGTAACTGGTACATCATGGCAGGTTGAAGAAGATATGCTGACTGTTGTTGCTCGCTTAAATGAGCGTGACTAAATTATGATATATGTGAGGAGTTCCAATGGAACATTTGTTATGGACCGAGAAGTATCGCCCTCGGACAATAGAAGATTGTATTCTGCCAGACCGCCTGAAAAAACCATTTCAGGAGTATGTAAATCAAAAGCAAATACCAAATCTTCTTCTGGCTGGTGGGGCCGGAGTTGGAAAAACCACAGTAGCGAAAGCGATGTGCAACGAGGTCGGCTGCGACTTCATGGTAATCAATGGTTCTGATGAAAGTGGCATTGACACTTTTCGTGTTAAGATTAAGAACTATGCTTCTTCAATGTCGCTTTCAGGTGGCCGCAAGGTCATCATCATTGACGAAGCAGATTATCTAAATCCAAATTCAACACAACCTGCTTTACGAAATGCAATTGAAGAGTTTGCAAGCAATTGCTCATTCATCTTTACTTGTAATTACAAAAACCGAATCATTGAGCCGCTGCATAGTCGTTGTGCAGTAATTGAGTTTTCGCTAAAGAATGGCGAAAAAGCAAAGATGGCCTCTGCGTTTTTCAAGCGTATTCAATCTGTTCTTCAAAGTGAAAAAGTTGAGTATGATGAAAAGGTAATTGCAGAGCTTATCAAGAAACATTTTCCAGATTTTCGGAGAGTGTTAAATGAACTTCAACGATACTCTCAATTTGGAAACATTGACACAGGCATTCTTGTACAGATTGGTGATGTTTCTATCTCTGAACTTGTTAAATGTATTTCTGCAAAAGACTTTGGTGCTATTCGCAAATGGGTTGCATCAAATGATATTGACAGTAACATTTTGTTTCGCAAGTTATATGATGCGCTATATGATGTATTAAAGCCGCAATCTATTCCTCAAGCAGTTTTGATTCTTGCTGACTATCAATACAAAGCTGCGTTTGTTGCTGACCAAGAAATCAACGCTGTCGCCTGCTTGACAGAACTTATGGTAAATTGTGAATTTAATTAATTATGGAGATTGAAAAATGAATTTAGTTTGGTATAGTCCAATAGTTCAAAAATATTGTTGGAATTCAGAAAATTTTTTGAAAGCGGCTTATCTTCCTTTTTTGGAACAAGAAATTGAAGAACAAAATTTTCATCCAATTACACCAACCTCTCTTAGAGGCTTTAGAAGTGATGTTACTGTATCTAATAAAAAAGGAATTTATTTAATTTATAAAAAAACAAATCAATCAGTATTGTTATATGTTGGCTGCGCAACATCGTGTATCTATGGTAGAATAACACGATTCATAGCGCAAGTTAATGGTACAATTAGAGAAGATGAAAATCATCCGGCCGCAAAAAAATATGTAAACATATTTGGAAACGATTTGAATGATTTGTATTTTAAATATATTCTCATAGAAGATTCTAATTTATTAGAGGGAACATTTCACCATACGGTTTTTGATTTAGAAAATTTGTTAATTAAGAAGTATGAACCTTTATTTAATACAGAGACCTTTTACAAATATGCTTTTGTCAAACAAGATGTACCTAAAGAAATTATTAAAATTGGCAATGTAGAAATTCACAAACGATGAATCCTTTTGATTTCGTTAATCAAATTTTACAAGGTAAAAAACAACTCATTGTTGACGACCTGACCGAGAAAGAATACAATGCTTTTATAGTTAATCGCAGCCTATCCTATCATAAAGACTGCATTTTATATGCAAATGAGATGAATAGAAGGCATTTTCTTGACAAAAAGATGCAAAATGATTTTTTACTAAATACAATCAGGTCTCAAAAACGACCGTTTGCAAAGTGGATTAAGTCTGAGAAAAGTGACGATTTGGAATGTATCAAACAGGTCTATCAATTCTCAGATAGTAAGGCAAAAGAAGCTCTTCGTCTGCTCAGCAAAGAACAAATCCAACAATTAAAAGAACAAACCCACACGGGTGGATTAGTAAGGAAGTAGAATGGTTGACTTGACACAATTTGTTGAGGTCAGTCTCAACGAGCAAGACGATTTTCTGAAGGTAAGAGAAACACTTACCAGGATTGGAGTTTCTTCTCGGAAAGAAAGAGTCCTCTATCAGTCGTGCCACATTTTGCACAAACAAGGCCGATATTACATCGTTCATTTCAAGGAGTTATTTGCGCTTGATGGTAAGCCCTCAAATATTTCTGAAAATGATATTCAAAGAAGAAACGCAATTGCCAAACTGTTAGAGGAATGGGGTTTGGTAAAAGTTTTAAATCCAAAAATTTTACAAGATAACATAGCACCATTACATCAGATTAAAATTATTTCTTTTAAAGAAAAAGATGATTGGCAGTTAATTGCCAAATATAACATAGGCAAGAAAACACAAGACTATTGACAGGCATTTTTGGTTGTGATATAAATATGGATGCGGCGCCTAATGGGCCGCAATTTTGATTAACTCGCTTAATAGGAGATAAAAAATGGTTAGTCGTATTTCTTTTGGGCCTTTGGCTCATGCAACTTTGGGTTTTGAGCGTTTCTTTGATGATGTTGAAAAACTTTTGGATATGGACTCTGCGAAAGTAACTCAGTCTTTTCCGCCACATAATATCATCAAGTTAGATGACACACGCTATGTCGTTGAGCTTGCTGTTGCTGGTTTTGGCAAAGATGAGATTGAAATTACAGCAGAAGATGGCACGCTCACAATTAAAGGTGAGAAAAAAGAAAAAGACATTGAAGTAACATATCTGCATCGTGGTATTGGCACTCGGTCATTTACAAAGCAACTCACGATTGCTGACACCGTTGAAGTAAGAGGTGCAGAGTTTAAGGATGGTATTTTGCGTGTTGGTTTGGAGAACATTATTCCAGAGCATAAGAAACCACGCAAGATTGAAATTGGTAATGAACTAAAAGAGTTTAAGCCACAACTTCTACAAGAGAAGAAAGTAGCATAACTCGGCGGGGCTCTGCCCCGCTTTATTTGGAGATATTATGATAAAGCGTGATAAAAACTTTCGGTTGAGCAAGACCGTCAAGCGCATGATGGCTGGCAAACTTTGCAAAAGCGCAAATCAATTGAAAAATTCAATGATTGAAGCTCAAATCATTGGTTCTATTCCTATCAAATCAGAAAAGAAGAATAAAAACGCACCTAAGGAAGAATAATGTCCTTAATTCTTTATTCTCATTTTCATAAGGCTTTTCCGTTTAATTGGAACTCCAAATGGATTGTTCCAACATATACTGGCGGCAAAGAACCTTTTGCATGGCACTCACCTGATGAATCAAAGCCATTTACAAATGTAAACTTTAGCGGTGAAACAATAGATAAGTTTCAGCATTTTTATTTTTCTGTATCAGAAGATGAATTTTTGCGAGCTTTAGGCCAACAAGCTACTGAATTTTGGATGCTAAAGAATTGTGTTGACCATGATTATGTTGGTTGCACAACTTATCGCCGATATTTGTTACTAGACCGTAAAGCGGAAAAAAATGTGGCTAAAATAGAAATGCCAGCTACTCAAGCTTCAGCAGATTTTTTTGGAACAGATGAACAAAAAGAATTGGCATTAGAGTATCTGCAAACAGCTGAAGTGCTAACGAATCATTCTGTTGCACTACCACACTCTGTTGAATATCAATATTTGATGTATGAACCACCTGAATATTGGAATTTGTTTAAGGAGGCCATTATTCATTTATATCCTCAGTATCGTCAGCACATGAACTGGTTCACACATAACAATATTATCAATTTTGAAACAACATATATTATGAGGCGAGACCTGTTTGCTCGTTACGCAGACGAATTGTTTACAATTTTGACTTATATTTGGAAGAATTGTAGTGAAGTATTTCCAACAAAGCAAACGACCTCTGAGCCTCTGCCCTGGAGATATCCAGGTTTCTTAGGAGAAAGATTCTTTCCATTCTTTCTTTATGCCAATTCATTAAAGAGAATACAGGTACCTCTGGTCATTCTACAATGAAGTCTAAGTTTGTAAATGCACACATGGCTGCAGCTGAGGTCTATGCTCAGCTAAGCTCAGCCACCCGTCTGAAAG